CGGTCACCGGCACACCACAGTGACCTCCTCAAATGACCGCGAAAAACAGGAAACAGCCATGACTACAGGTAACGGTGCCTATGCCACCGGCGGGATGCGCCGCGACAATGGCCGCAACACCGCACACAAACTCGAACACATTCGCCAGTCGCTGGCTGACATCTTTACCACCCCTATCGGCTCACGCATCCAGCGCCGCGAATACGGTAGCCACCTCTTTGATTTAATCGATGCACCGATGAATCCGGCCAACCGATTGCGTCTTGCCGCCGCCCTGGTTGATGCAGCCAGCCGCTGGGAGCCGCGCGTCGTCCTCGAAACTGCCGTCATCAACATCGCGATGGACGGCAAAACCGAGATCAGCTACACCGCGCGCACCCTCGACGATGCCGAACTGCGCGGCCAAGCCACCTTGCGCCACTGATTTTCCACAGCCGCGCCCTGCGGAAAACCGTCACTCGTCTGCGCGCGCGGGCACATCCACAATGCCCGCATGAGCGATACATCCCTGCCAAACGTCATCGAAGAGCTTGACTACGAAACCATCCTCGCGCGGCGCAAAGCCGCCTTCGTGGCGTTGTGGCCGGAAGAAAAACGCGACTACTGGCGTAACACCCTTGACCTCGAATCCGAGCCCGTCACCAAAGTCCTCGAAGAATCCGCTTACCTCGAACTGCTCCTGCGCACGCGTATCAATCACGCCGCCCGCGCCAACTTGCTCGCCTTTGCTACTGACCGCGACCTCGACCGTCTTGCCGACTTTTACGGCCTGAGCCGCAACCCCGGCGAAAGCGACGAGGCTTTCCGCGCTCGTATCCGTGAGCGGGTGCGAGGCTCGTCCACCGCCGGGCCAGCGGCGCATTACCGCTGGCACGCCCTCTCCGCCTCGCCCGCCATCCGCGATGCCCACGTGGACAGCCCTCGTCCGGGGCTGGTGCGCGTCTCCATCACCGGGCACGACGGCGCGGTGGATGATGCCCTGCTCGCCCATACCCGCGACTACCTCAACCGCACGGACATCCGCGTCCTCACCGACACCCTCGAAGTCCGCGCTGCAACCGTCAAAACCATCGACATCGCCGCCACCCTGTGGCTCCTGCCCGACGGCAACGCCGACCTGCTCAATACCCTACCGGATACACTGCGCCGTGCCGTCGGCAGTCAGCTTGGTTTGGGGCGCGATCTCACCCGCTCTTGGCTTATCCACACGCTGCACGCCGTCGGGGTGCAGCGCGTCGTCCTGACTGCGCCGTCTCGTGACGTCGTCATTGCCGCCGACGAGACCGCCGCCATCGGCACCGTCAGCCTCAACCTCGGTGGCAGGGATTACTGATGCGCACCGATTTACTGCCGCCAAATAGCACCGACCTTGAGCGCAAACTGGCGCAAGTCGGTGCGCCCGCGATCCTTGATCTTGGTGACGATACTGCCATCCGGGGACGCAAATTTGACCCGCCCGAGAACTGGCTGGACGCGCTCATCTGGGAGTACGCCCTCGGCGAAATTACCCCCTACATCAGCGATAAGCGCCGTCTCATCAGCGAGGGCATCCGCTGGACGCGCCTACGCGGCACACCGCAATCGCTGCATCTCGCCTTTTCGTGGGTTGGGCTGGACGCCGACATCATCGAGTCGCCGCCTTCCATCGAGCACAACGATCCGGACGCTACCTACCGGCCACATCGCCACTTTGCCGAGTACGACTTGCGCCCGCACGGGATGCCCACCCCGGCGCAAATTTGCCAGCTGGTCAACCTGGCCTTGTTGTCGCAGCCGGTACGCTCGCGGCTGTGGCGTTTAGTGTACGGCTACGACCGGGGCGTATTTAGGCTGGACGACAGCCTGCTGGATGATGCCCTGCTGGATGACGACTCCGGCATCCGCATCGACCATGCACAACTGCCGTGTCTGCCGGCGGGCAGCCAGCCCAAAATCTCTTTTGGCACCGCGCATGGCTCGTGGGCAATGTACGAAGGCGTCTCCTTGTCCGTGGCAATCACCATCACCATCGCCCACGTCATCAGCAGCGTCGAGGCGCACATCCTCTACCTCGACGACCTGCCACAGCCGTTTGAGATCTACACCATCCAAGCGGGCAGCAGTACACCGCGTGCTGTCGCCCTCTACTTTGGACAAGTATGGGCGGATGCCCCGTGGCCGTCGTCAACCTGGACCAATACCAATGTCATCATCAACAACTGCGAGGACCCCGACTAATGGCCATCCTTACAACCTCCGGACGTATCGCCCTTGCCACCGCTATCAAGGGCAGCACCCTGCATCTTGCCTGGGGGAGCGGCGAGGCGGAATGGGATACCACCCAGCCCCGCGAACCGCGCAGCGCCATCGCGCTCACCAATGAAATCGGGCGGCGCAAAGTCAACCTCGTCGAGTACTGCACCCCGCAGGGCGACGGCGATATCGTCATGCTCGGTGCCCGTTTCGCAAAGAGTGACACACCGACCGCCAATCTGCACCTGCGTACCGACTTTGACTTTAACGACGGCCTCGGCAAGACCATCCGCGAGCTCGGTGTCTTTGTCGGTACAACGACCCGTGCCGGCTTGCCCGCCGGGCAAACCTATTTCCCGCCGGGTGATATAGCCTCGCCCGGCACCCTCCTCGCCATTGATTACATCACCGCCATGCAACGTGGCGTCGGCGCACGTATCAGCTTCGATTTTGTCATTACCTTCTGACCGCCATGAAAGATATCGACCTTGCCAATTACTACTGCCGAGACAGCCACGCCGAAGAGGCCATCCTCTTTCGGGCTGGTTTGGGCCTGCAATCGCCCGAGTTGAACGAATTGCAGGACATCAACGACACGCGCCTCAGACGTATCGCCGACCGCTTCATGAGCGACGGCTCGATACAGAGCGGCGGCGCAGTTGTTATCAATCCCGACACTGGCGAGACCACCTGCGCCGCTTCGGAAATCTACCTGCGCGGCCGCATCCGTGATGTGCCGGAAGCCAAACTCAATATTCCGCTCACCGGTGTCGTGGAAATCGGGGTGTGGCTGACCGAGGCCGTCGTCACTGAACTGCAAGATCCCACCCTGCGCGATCCGTGTGAAGGGACACGCAATTACGACGAACCGGGCGCGGCACGGCTGCGCATCAGCGCTGTATGGGGATTGTCCACCGATGGTGGTACCGGCAATTTTTATCGTGTCTATGACGTGGAAAACGGTGTCCTCAAAATCAAGTCCGCCCCGCCAGACCTCTCCGGCTTTGCTTCGGCACTGGCCAGGTATGATCGTGACAACAATGGCGGTCACTACGTCATCCACGGCCTGTCACTGGTGTGGCTGTCGCATGATGATCGCGAAGAAACCTATTCGCTGCTTGAAGGAAAAGCGCATGTGTACGGGCACGAAATCGAACTGCCCACCGCGCTGCGTCTGCGTTTCCCATTCGATCCTGACCTGCAAACCATCCTCTCCGAGCCGCACCAGTTTTCCAGCGGCGGCAGCGGAAAAATGCGGGTCAATGTGGACCGCGCGCCCATCCACGATATCCGCAAGGTGGACATCACCAAACAGGCTACCGCCACCGTACTGCACGGTAGTTACGCCGGGGTGGCAGATGCACTGCCCGATCCCGCCGTGATCGAGATTGTCGAAGTCAAACAAGGCGGCACCACCTACAAAAAGACACAGGATTATGTGTTTTCCGGCGGCATGATCGACTGGTCGCCCGCCGGCGCCGAACCCGCACCGGGCTCCAGTTACGAAGTGACCTATAAACACATCACCCAGATCACCCCCATTGATCCGGACGAGCGTGGTTTTACCGTAGAAGGTGCGGTCGAAGGCTCGCTGATATTGATCGACTACCAATGGCGTCTGCCGCGCACCGATACCCTCACCATCGACCGCAACGGCGCACTGACCCGCATCAAGGGGATGCCGCGCCGCTTTAACCCTAAAGCGACTCCCGCCGTGAGCGGGCAACTGGAGTTGGCGCAGTTACAGCACACTTGGTTTAAGGATGCGCCAACGGCGGTGAAAAACACCGCGATCGCGGCAGTCAGTATGGGCACCCTGCAAGACATGCGCGCCGACATCTTTAACCTCTACGACCTAGTCGCCATCTTGCGTCTGCAAACCCGCGCCATCGCGACAGCCCCGGCAGCCACCCGTGGTGTCTTTGTTGACCCATTTTTGGACGATGCCATGCGCGACCTCGGGCAAAACCAGACCGCTGCCATCGTGGACGGTGAGCTGATGCTGCCTATCCGTGCCGATGTTGCGCCGCTCTCTGCGCATGACCGGCCGCTGACCCTGCCTTACAAAAAAGTGGTGCTGGTGGAACAGACGGCGCGCACCGGGGGTATGAAAATCAACCCGTATAGCGCCTTTGACCCCATTCCGGCGACTGTCACCCTGATGCCGCCGGTTGATACCTGGACACAAACCGAAACCGTCAACGGCGCCGCCGTGACCCGTCTGATTGGCGGCGGCAACCTGACACGCACCACCGAAAACACCGAACGTCGCACCATTGGCACACGACAGGCCGAACACCTGCGTCCCATCACCATCACCTTCCGTATTGAGGGATTTTTGCCGGACGAACCGCTGCGGCGTGTCATCTTCGACGGCATCGAAATTGAGGTAGAAAACCTATGATTACAGCAGATCACAGCGGCATCGCCCGGGGTAAATTCACCCTGCCGTCGGGCATCCCTGCCGGCACCAAAAGCGTCGAGTTTATCGGCGAGCGTGGCACACGCGGCCTTGCGCAATTTATCGGGCGCGGCGAAATCACCATCGAGGAACGCCGCCGCGTCATCACTGTGCAGCGTTACGACCCGCTGGCGCAAACCTTTACCCTGCTTACCGAAGGCCGCCACATTGCCGCCATCGGCCTGTGGTTTGAGGACATTGGCACGCTGCCGGTCACGGTGCAAATCCGTGAGACAGCGACCGGCCTGCCGACGGGCGCCGTACTGGCCGAAACCCGTATCACGGCCGATGCTATCCGTCCTGACGGGGAAGAAACTGTGGTGGACTTCGCCACGCCGGTTTACATCGAGGCTTTACAGGAATCCGCCATTGTCATCCTCACCGATGACAACCGCCACAGCCTCGCCATCGCCGAAGTCGGCCAATACGACCGCCGCGCCCAGCGCTATGTGACCGAGCAGGGCTACAGCGTCGGCGTCTTGCTCTCCTCCAGCAATGCTAGTACCTGGACACCGCACAACAACGCCGACCTTGCCTTCCGCATTTACGCCGCTGAATTTACGTCAGTAGAACACACCACCGAACTCAGCCCCGTCACCGCCAACCACGCCTCCGACCTCTATCTAATGGCCGATGTTGAACGTACCGGCATCGAGACGGATGTCACCTTTACCGTCAAAAACGACGAACACCGCTATCACCTGCAAGACAAGCAAACCGGACGGCTAGACGCGCGCACCGACGGCGAATTAAAAACCGCCGTCACCCTGCGCGGCAGCCGTACCCGCTCG